TTTCGAAACTGCTCAGAAAATAGCTGAGAAGATGATACCGAAGGATCATCAACATCTTGGCTCCGCTAAGATTCGTTACATTTGTCGTAACAAAGCTGCTAAACGTGCGGGTCATCCAGTTCCCGGAAATGTATATAAGATGGGTGGAAAATTCGCCTTTCTTGTTGGTTTCGAGTTCGTTATTGAGATCGCCCTCGAGGTTTGGAATGATCTTAAACCTAATCAACGTATTGCTTTGATCGATCACTTACTTAGTAGGTGTAGTGGTACAGAGAAGGAGGAAGATGGCTCAATGATATGGAAGCTCATCCCTCCACCGGTTCAAGAATTCCCCGAAGTCGCCGAACGTCATGGACAATGGCATGAAGGACTTGTAGAATTCGAAAAATGTTTGAGAACTGACTAACTAAGGCACTATCATGCTAGATTTGAAATACCGTCCTCGTTGTTTTGCTGACGTTTTAGGTAATGATGGGGTGAAGAGATTACTTTTAAAGAGAAGTACCCAGCACTCTTTGAGTCAGCAGTCAATGATGTTTGGAGGCCCGAAAGGCTGCGGTAAGACAACTCTTGCTCGGATTGTTGCTCGAGCTATGAAATGCACGAATCTGCAAAACGGGGAACCGTGCAATGAATGCGATTCGTGCATTTCTATTCTTGACGGGACGAATCAGGATGTTGAAGAGCTTGATGCTGCTTCTCAAGGAACTATCGATAAAATTCGCGAAATAATTCGTGACTCCGAATTTAGTTCTGGTGATGGTACTGATCTTAGGATATATTTTTTTGATGAGGCTCAACGTCTTTCGAAGCCTGCGCAGGATGCTCTTCTGCAGGCTATTGAGTCACGAACTTTCATTGTTATACTTTGCACTACTGAACCGCATAAGATAGTCGGTCCTATTCGTGACCGGGTGGAGGAATATAATATTCAGCCACCTTCTAAAGACGATCTTATAATTAGATTGAAAGATATCTGTAATAAAGAAGGATTTCAATATGAAGACACTGCTCTTGATGTTATTGCCGAGATGTGTTCACGTACTCCGAGGAGTAGTTTACTAGCTCTTGAGTCAATGTCCATTCTTGGCTCTATAACGAAATTGACTGTTAGCCAATACTATAGATTTGAAAGTTATGAACTTATCGGGAGAGTTCTTTCTACTTTAGACACTGATATTAAGAAAGCTTTTGATTTTCTTGATAGACTCTCCTGGAAAGAGAGCCCGACCTGGATTCGTGATACGATTATTGAAGCCATATCGGGCGCTTTCAGACTATCCATCGGTGCTAAATCGAAGTTTCCCGTTTCAACGGAATTCTTTTCTAGTAGGGGCAGGGGTTGGTTATCGATTGCTCAAGATCTTGGATCTGTAGATCGTCCATCTATTTCTGATATTGAAGCCATTCTTTTAAGAGACATACAGTCGATCCCTCTTTTTACCCCAATTGCTCAAAGTTTACCGTCCGCTGGTGAGACGACTGTAATTCTTCCGTCGGTCACGACTTCTACACCCTCGCCGGTCACGACCCCTCCTGCATCCTCGATGGTTGTGACTCCTGCTACGCCTCCTCCTGCTACGCCTCCTCCTGCTACGCCTCCTCCTGCTACGCCTCCTCCTGCTACGCCTCCTACTCCAAAGGCTTCTAAAGCTGGTCCGCCCCCGATCGAGGTTAATGGCGTTAAATATACTAAAGATGAGGATCTAACATCTCTAGATAAGAGTGTTGTTTTTACTGTTCCGACTAAAGAAGTTGTTAAACAGACTGAAGTTTGCGTAAAGTTGGATCGTGAACGAATCCCAATCTCAGAAGCTGAATTCGCGGCATCCTTCACCCGGCGTCTCGGTGGATAAGCCGAAATGGGTGGTTGTCGAATTATCCTCAGCTGGTGAACAGGAGTCTGAGACGAACGTTCCTGTACTCGAAAATTCTATCCGTCGAATTTTGAGACGACCTGACATTGGAATATTCGTTCCTGCGCTTTCGACGAAAGTTAGGAAAGAATCTCAAACATTGGTCTACATGGATGGGTATGTATTCATTGAGTTTAAACCTGACGTTTCATATCTTAAACTTCGTGACACTACTTATTTCAGGGAAGTTCTCTGTACGACTAATCGTGGATCTTCTCCGATTTATTCTTTAGTTGATGATTCTCAGCTTAATCCATTACGTCAGGGGATCAAAGAAATCCAAGAAGTAAGATTTGCCGTTGGAGACCCCGTAGTGGTTAAAAGTGGTACATATAAGAATATGAGAGGCATTGTTGTTGGTGTTGATGGCGATATGATTGACGTGAAAGCCATCCTCAAATCGAAGGCCCTCATACTTGGATATCGCAGCACATACTTGGAGAAATTGAAGGTTGTCTAATACTTCCAGGAACCTTTTGATTGATGGCAATAACCTTCTTCATAGGGCATATGCTATCTTTGTTACGAATCGTTCTAATGACCCGATGATTTCTCCCTCGGGTTATCCGACAGGATTGATATGTGGGTTCTTATCCATGCTGTCTGATTGGGTTTTATCAGTTTCTCGCCCATCACGTATGGATGTTTTCTTTGACGGAACCCCGAAAAGACGGCTTTCTTTAGACCCTAGTTATAAATTGAAAGAAGAGGGTGATAAAGCTCGTCCGGGTTCTGAGAATTTCGAAATCCGTTTATGTGATGGATATGTCGCTCATAATGAACTTGATGTTCTAACCCACTTATTCTTACTCATGGGATCGGATGTCTATCACGATCCTGATGAAGAAGCAGATGATTTAATCGCTTCTTATGTAAACTCTCGACCGCATGATTACCACATAATAGTTTCTTCTGATCGGGATTATTATCAGCTCTTAGCTGACTCAGATCGGATTGTCATATACCGTCCCGGAGCTGTTGGGGATCGATTTATCGATGCCGAAAAATCAGTCCTTGACATGGAGAAAAAATTCAAGGTTGCTATCCAACCTTCAGAAATTCTCATGTTCAAGGCTTTAACGGGCGATAACTCAGATCGTATCCCCGGAATTCCGAGACTTCGGAAAAGAGTTGCAGCTACTGTTTGTGGGTGTTCGAATTTTGAACAATTATTGGAGACTGGTCTCCCTGGTTTTTCTAAAATTGAACGAGAGAAGATTGAATCCTCAAAAGATCGTATATCTTTGAATCTTCAGCTTGTTAGACTCCGTAGGGATCTTGATATATCAAATTCTCGGTCTTTAGGTACTCCCGATCATCGGACGGCCTCGAGGATTTTAACTGAGGACCTTGGGATTACTACTATCTCCCCGAGTTCCTTTTGCTTCAAACAAGAGCATAAAGTTAGGTATGGGGGTTCATCTTCTTACGAGTTTTTACCTGATTTTCTGAAGGATGTTTAAGTGTCTCCGGTAGAGTATTATAGGTGAGTCTAAAACTCCCAGCCAATACATATACTGATACTCGACTTGTTTCGTCATCATACTGATACTGATATCTAAACTACCGCAATAATTGCGAATGGCTGGAGTTTAGGGATGTCTCATATTCTTATTTCGGATCCTCAGGGTCTATCGTCTCGTTTTGATGGTCGCTATAGACTTGGCGCAGACGGTGAATCAGAAATCGGGATTGACGAGTTAATCGATCAAAAACTCGCGCCCGCTCAAGAAGAAAACTTGATTGTAGACGGCGTAATGCCGGATTTTTCTGCAGTTGAGCATCATCTTGATCGTATTCCGGAAAGAGAAGCCGACTTAATATCTATGTATTACCAAAGTCGGATGAAACAAGAGCAAATAGCTAAAGTTTTCGGTATCACACAAGCCGCAGTATCCTATAGGCTTCATCGCGGTATTCGACGCATTCAATTTCTTAGGACCATCCCGGAACTTGATAGGGAAGATTTCGAACTAGAACTTGGTCCAAAATTCATGGATCAAGATCGGGAAATCTTATGGCTCATGTATGAAACCACCTGTCAATCAGAAATAGCAAAACGTCTTAGTTTAACCCAAGGGAGGGTTAGACATCGATTCTTCCGGTCTCTCGCGAGAATCAAAGAATTGATTACTGAGGAAGCTCGAGAAGTTGAAGCCAAGGTTCGCTCAGACCAGAGAAAAGGCCTTCGTAATGGTGGGGATACGGCTGTTCTATTTGCCATTGAAGAGTCTATGCAAAATTCCAGATATGCAAAATACTGGACTGTATATTATGCCATAAGCGACAAACATTTTAATATCCTCCACGAAGTCTCGCTACCGCAATTTCGAGATCGCGGTATAGCCCAGATTCTTCCTATAGACTGATATCACTTAAAAATCAATTTGACGAGTACTATTAAGGTCACTAATGCCGTTATTACTACGGCGGTTATTACTATTCCTGTCCAGTTGTTCGGTACGATAATTTTGATGGCCCCGGTTGGGGGGAGAGAGTCGTGTTCTTCTAGTTTCTTTTTGGCTTT